GTACGAAGAGAAGTACAAGTATCAAGGGGAACCTGAGGATTACTACAGCGAACATGGCGTTCGAGTGGGAGTGACTGCCAACGGTCGCGCGCGTTTTGTGAGCGAAGAAGAGTTAGCCCGAAACGGCTATGATTCAACCGACAGAGTTTTAAGAGCGGATTTTGTGTCAAAAACCGGACGTAACTGGGCTGATTACTCAGATGATGACGACGATGATTACAGAATAATGAGACGCCGTAAAGAGAACGCTGTAGGACCAACACGCATACTCAGCGAAAAGGTTAGCTCCCTGGAGGAGCCTAAGAAGACAGCTGCAGCGCCACCGGTCGTGGAAACGATTATCAAGCGCTGCGAGGATGTGTCACCTGTTCACTGCGGAAAAACTCCCGCGGAGAATCAGGAAGTAGTTGAGTATTTTGCCGGGAAGGAAGAGGAGATTGCAAAACTGGGATATGTGGCCGGTGAGCAGACTTACCCCGCCATCAATATGCAGACCGAAAAGGTCAGCGGAATCAAGCACTTAGAGCTGTTTGAGGAAAACGTGAAGAAATGCGTAGAGCCTCCGACTCCTGCTGAGATTGATCGAACCGTGAACTTGCTGGAGAACATGATGGAGGGGAACAAGTTTGAGCCGAAGAAGGGCTACAGATCTCCCGAGAACATAACGAGGATTATTGATTCAAACTTAGTTAATGAACGGAAGAGTGCCGGATCGCCTCACCAACAGATGGGATTGTCCACGAACGGAGACGTGCTGCGAAAGCTTGGTAAAACAGGCGTAGTGGAACTTGTCGAGCGTGAGTGGTCAGCCGCTTTGCGGCTGAAATTGTTTCTGAAGGCTGAAGCTGCGAAAAGGAAGAAGTTGACTAAGGGCATGCCTCGCTGTGTGACCGGCTTTCCTCTCGAAAAGATGATCAAAAATCAAGCCCTGTTTAGGGAGATGCTTGACGTGTCAGTGGCTAATTGGAAAGAGAGCCCAGTCAAGTATGCTTTCTCACCTGGCAACCCAGGTCACTGTGAACACCTCTCCGCCCTATTCAAAGGGAAGAAGGTGGTTGAGTGTGATAAGAGTAATTGGGACTATAATATGTTCGGTTATTTTTTTGTGATCCTGGAGGAATTGGTAGTCCGGCTGGCAGTGCAACCAGCGGACATGGACGATGAGGAGTTTGCTCAATATATCAGGGATGCCCGCGGAGCCATTCGTGAAGTAGCCGAGGGTGCGCAGTTTGTGTTCACCAACGGCGAGGTTTACGAGGTGACCGTGGCCGGCATCATGAAGAGCGGTTGGTTACTGACCATTTTTGGAAACTCTGTATCGCAGATTGCGCTTGACGTGCTAGTTAAGATTCGCATGGGGCG